ATTGGTCGCCCAAGTGAACGCGCCGCCGACGGAATCGAAAACGGTGATCGGATTGTAGCGCGCGTAAGTGCCCGCTTGGATGTACGCCGTCTCAATCGTGTCCGTCGCGGCGTGCTGAATGCGGACGGGCGCGAACGCCGCCGTAACCGTGATCGCCCGGTCGAGGCAAATCTCGTCGTTGTTCCCAATCTCGATGACGCGCCCGCCGACGCCGTCGAACACTCCCGGCGCGACGAGCGCGACGACTTGCCCCGGCAACAGGTGCAGCGAGTCCGGCCCGCCGTCCCATTCCGCGCGCTGGTTAACGAGCTTGTGCCAGTTGCGCCAGAACGCCGCGAGCCGGTACGCTTGCGCCGGGCGCGTTACGCCGACCGTGCCGACCGTCTCGGTATTCTGCGGGTCGCCGTCCGTGTAGACCGCCGCTTCGTCAACGCGGGTCGCGGAGTCGGCGTCGTAGTTGGCTTCCTCGTTCCAGTATTGCACCTCGACGGCGTTCGGCCGTTGCGACCGTCCGAGGGTTGAGATCACGACGTTGCGCGAGTTGCCGGAGCCGAATAGGAAGACCTCCGACGCGTCCTGCAGCAACGCGATGAGGACTTTGTTCCCGGCGATGTACGGCTCGGCCCATGCGGAGCGGCAAGCGTCAACGAATCCTTGCCAACCGGACTCGACGGTATCGAAGACGTGATCGAACGTCGCGCGCTTCACCTCGCCGCCGCGACCGTCGTCGACAAGGTCGTCGCACAGGTCGGCCCAGTCGTTGAACGAGTCGAGGTCGATATTGTCGAGCGTCAGACGACCGGAGCGGCCGAGGCCGTATTCCTTATTCAGCAGCCGGTCGAGGTTGCACCAAGCCGGATTATCGGAGTAGACCTCGGCGGTTCCGAAGTCGGGCGACGTGGTCGACAGTCCGTCCCACACCCAAACCTTACGGCCTTGCGTCGTGACGGTGATCGTCGGGATAGACCCGGAGAGTTGTTCCGTCGCGCGGACCTTGAGCGCGACGAGCGCTTTGCCGGGATAGCTAAGCTGGTCGCCGGTTACTTCGTTGATCGTCGTGAGGACGGATTGACTGAAGAACTTCGGAGCCGACTCCGGCCACGGCGCCGAGATGACGCCGTCGCCGGGATAGCGTTCGATCTGAACGTCGTATTTCTCGCGCGTCAGTCCGCGCTTGGAGAACTGCCGGAGGAAAGAGACGTTCTTCGCTTCGGTGATCGACCACGTCGCCTCGGTCCAAGTCGTCGTGCCCGTGACGCGGTGCCGGACGTAGAACTTGACCGTCCGATTACCGAAGACTCCCGAGTTCGAGATATCGACCAACCCGGTCGGGAACGTCAGTTGAAGGTCAAACCCGTCGACCGCGACCGTAGTTCCGTAGGTAAACGGAGTCGACGGCAAGAGCGTCGGCGTCTGCGTGAACGCCGTAACAATCTCCGAGAAGCCGGGAATATATTCCTGCGCCGAGTCGCCGAGCCGGAACGATGCCGAGCAATCGTAGTTGCTCGCCGCGTTGCCGTCGATTTCCAAAGTCGCCGGGAGATTAGACGATTGCACGTCGTCCGTGTCTGCCGTGTACCCCGCGAGGCTTTGCACGGGTCCGCGGGACGCCATGAGCAACAGGTACAGGATGCTCGCGCCCGTCGCGTCGACTTGCTGATAGGCCGCGAGGAAGTTGCCGCCGACTTTGCGTTCGCCGTAGACGACGGGTTGAGCGATGCCGACGATGCCGGTATTGCGGAGCGCGCCGAGGTCGAAGGTTGCGTCGGGTTCGTCCTCCTTCGCCGTGCCGGTCTTCGGAGCCAACGCCAGTTGGATCGCGAACGACGCGACCGACAGCAGGACGCCGATGCCGAGCGCCGTCAACGTCGCGGGCTCGCCGGGAGCCGTGACGAAAAGGACCGTCGAACCCGGCCCGACCGGGACGCACGCGGCGCGGTCGAGCGGGACCGGACCATCGGCCGACATGTAGACGTTCGACCGCGGAGGCGCGATCGCGCCGACCGTCATCCCGGCCGTCCACGGGATAAGGTGCGACTCCCGCTCGTAGGGCCGGTCGACCGGGCGCGCGATGTGGACGACGCGGACGGCGTCAGGGGCGGCAGGATCGAACGTAGGCGCGTCCACGCGGCCGAGGTGCCGATAGATGCCCGACAGCTTCCCGGCCCTACGGAGGGCCTTGAGCGACGCCACGGCGACCGCCTCGCCTTGCCGGACGTGGACGTATTGGTCGGCGTCGAGGCAGACGCCGCAGTGCGTCGCGCCGATCATGACGAGGGCGCCGGGCTCGCCGCCCGTGATCGGTTGCCAGTCGTCGGACGAGTCGAGGCGGAACCCGATATCGACGCCGAGACGCCGGTAGACCTCGCGCGCAAGGCCCCAACAGTCGAGGCCGGTCTTGCCCGTCAGGTCGAGCCACTTGTCGGGATGGAGTCTCAAGAGTACGCTCCGACCGACGCCACATGGTGCCGCTGATACCGGACTAAGCGGCTTGCCAGCGACCACAAAAACAGAGCGACCGTTTCAATACGGGAGGTCACCGAGAGAGGGGAAACCCTCAAGGTCGTACTCGGCTGCCGCGGACGGTGTGCATCGCGGCATAGCTCAGGGACCGTGGCGTCGTTTTTCATAGCCGCCCCGGCCCCTTCGGAATCCCCGGCGCGCAACCGATCCGCGCCGGATGCAACCGCGGCCGACCGTTCGCTACCTCGTTCTCACCGTGCGCGCGGCATCCGTTGCCGCCGTCGATCGACAGGTCGCACGTCGTCCGGTCGAAGTTCGGCCGCGTCCCCGCGATCATGTTCGGCAACGTCGTGTCGTACAGACACTCCCGCCCCGCGTAGACGTAGTCGCAACGGGAGCGGGCTTGTCGGCGGGCCGGGTACGGCGCGTCGAACAGCCCGTAGGGACCGAGCCGGAACGACGCCGTCGTGTCGGACATCGCCACGTCGAGAACGAGCCAACGCCCGCGGTCATAGGCCGTCGTCAGACTCGACCGAGACATAACCCACAGTTGCACGCTCCGGTCGACCAAGCCGCCCGCGTCGACCGCGTCGAAGATCTCCCGCGACAGCGCCGAGACGGTGACGGTGACGGACGGCAGGTTGCCCGTCCCGTCCGCCGCGTATCCTTCGACGACCATCGGGAACGGGTAGAACGTCGACCCGCCGTAAGTGATCGTCTCATCCGAGTCGCACACGCGGAGCGCGTCGGAGTCGTCGAGTTCCACGTCCGCGAGCCAGACCCACGGCGACGGCTGGTGCAGCGCGTTCTTGATCGAGACGGCGGGTTCAGTCACCGGACTTCCCGCACGTCGGCCGCCGCCTCGTAAACGGACGGCGCGACGAGTTTGAACGTCAACGCCGAGATGAAGCGGCAGACGATCGCCGCGCCCGTCTCCGGGTCGTTAAACGTCCAGTTGCGGACGATCCCATAGGCGGCGGTGTTCATCGCCCGCATCGCCGCGTACTCGGTCGGCGTCATCGCCTCCCAACCGAGCGACCATTCGCGGCGCGGGGTCGTGTTCCCGGCCACTGTCGCCTTGTACCCGCCGGAGTAGGGATGCTCTGTCACGCGATAGCGGTCGGTGATCTGAACGACGTAGGACGGCGCGACCGGGAGCGTCTCGCCGGACGCGTCGGCCGACTCGGTTACGGGGATCAACGCCGACCGCACGGGCGCTCCGACCAACGCGGGCTCGACGGCGAACGACGGGACAACGGCGAGGTTCCCGGCGTCCGACACGCGGAGCCGGTCGAGAAACGTGCGGTTGACCGCGATGACGCCCGTCGGTTGCGGGGCGGACGGCGGGAAGACCGGCCCGATCGCGGTACCGACCGAGGTCACGATCAGCCGCGCGTAGCCGGTCGAGTTGGCGAACGTCGTGAGGCTACGGCCCGTCGCAAGATTGAAGGACGTCAAACTCGGCGTAGACGTGAACGCCAGCGCCCCGTCGAGGTAGGCCGTTGCGATGCAGAACGTCGACAGCGTCACGTCGAGCCGGAGCCGACCCGTCGCGCCCGCCGCGAGCGCGGTAACGGGGACAAGGTACAGCGACACGTCCGAGAGCGCCGACCCGGCGACGCGGGCGATCAATAGCTCGACGTAGGTAGCCACTCCTCCCGACGTGCGCCGGTAGACGAGCCGCAGCCCGTCGCGGTCGGTCGAGCGGCATAGCGCGTGAAACCCGGCGCGGATCTCGCCCGTCGCCGGGAACGTGTCGGGCAGTTTGAAGTCGATCTCGTACCGGATGACCTTCGGCGTACTCGCCGTCAACAGTCCCGCCGGATCGAACGTCGTCAGCGTGCAAGCCGAGTCGGTAGACGAAGGGGCGACCGAGGCATAAGTGCGGCCTTCCGTGTTGTAGAAGTCCGCGACGCCCGTGCCGAAGCGCGTCGTCGATAACGCCCCGTCGTCTCCGAAGTCCTCGGATTGAATCGTGATCGTCATGAGCGGGCGACCGCCTTGACGGAGGCGCGGAGCCCGCCGTGCTTCTCCAGCTCGCGGATAACCTCCGCCGCCGTCGCCTTCGCGTCGCGGGCTCCGATGACGTTGATGGTGATCCCGCCGCCGCCGCCGGATTGGTCCGTGCGGTCGACGCGGGCGCCGCGGGGTAGCGACACGCGCTCGGGACCGCGCTCGCCGACCATGACGGAGCCGCCGCGGGACGTTCCGCCAACCGCGAAGCCGCCGCGGAGCCCGCCGACCGGAACGCCGGACGACGTAGCCTCGCCGGGAAGGACTCCGGTCGCCGTAGTCCCGGCCGACACGCCGCCCGCGATAAGTCCGAAGACGAGCGACGCCACGGCGCGGTTGATAAGCAACCGACCGACTTCGCGGAGGATGTCGGTGACCATGTCCGCGAACGCACGCGCGACGGACTTGGTCCCTTCGATGATCGCGAAGAATCCTTCGGTGAAGGAGTCGGCGACGATGTCGGCATACTCGCGGAGTTGAATGATGCCGTTGTCGATGATGACGGTGAGATTCGACAGCGAGACTTTCGACGCATCGACGGCCTTGGTCACTTCCTTGACGATCGGAGCCGCCTCGGCGTTCAGTTCGTTGAACTGACCCATAGGCTCGCGGTAGTCGTCGAGAACCATATTCAGCGCGTCGATATTTTGCGTCGCCTTAGGCGCGTCGTTCAGCCACCATTGGAACTCAGGCGGCAGACCTTGAGTGCCGGGCGGGAAACTCGTCTTAAGGATGTCGCTTGATCGCGAGTCGGTTCCGCCGGGAACTTTCGAGAAGTCAAGCGGCCGGTCCATGATTCCGCTGTAAGGTCCGGCGGCGGCGGTTTCAGGCCGCGCGATTCCTGCCCATATCCGCTTCATCGCGGCGACGACCGCATCGGCTCCCTTACTTGCGGCGTCAGGAAGGCCGACAGTAAACGCCCAAACGAAGTATTCGACCAACTCAACGATCGGCTTCTTATTGTCGCGGAACCAATCGCTAATCTTATTCAGCGAAGACGCCAAGGCTCCGCTTCCGAAGATCTCACCGACCACGGACTTAAACGACGCGACGAGTTTGTTCCACGCGGTAACCGTGTCGTCGATCTGTTGCTGCTTCTCGGCGGAAAAGATCGGCTCGAACTGCTTAGCGTTCTTCGCCAAGTCCCCCATCACGCGCGAGAGAATGGCGAACCCGCCGCCGCCGACGAGCAACGTGCGGAGGCTAAACATGCTCTTGACGAGCCGCCCGACCGATTGGCCGATAGCATTGAACGGACGGAGCAACGTGCGACCGGCGCGACCGCCGATAGCAGTAAGCGCCGCCGTCGCCTCGTCACGCACCCGAACCGCAATCGTCATCGTCGCGTCAGCCATGCTTAGACGCCTCCGCTTCGATCCGGTTCGTCTCGCCGAGCATCAAGTCGAACGCCTCGCGGTACGTCGCGGATTGGTCCGACGAACCTCCCGCGCACGGCCATGTACCGGCCTTCGTAACGTGGAACTCGCGCAAAGCTCTGACGACGATCGGTGTCTGCGCCACCAACTTCATCGGACAACGGCGCAACTCGCCCACGCGCGGAATCACGGCGAACGCGCGCGGAGCATCCGCGTCGCATCCCCATTTCTCCCGTTGCCACGCGGGCATCGTTCCGCATCGGTTGCAATCCTGTTCGTAGGCGCCGCACAACAGCCCGGCGCCGATGATTAGTTTTTTGCTTCGACCTCGGTCAGCTTGTTGAGGCTTTGGACTTCGATGCCGATCTCTTGCACGTCGTCCGCCGAGAGAAACGACAAGTCGCCGCGACGGAACCGGAACGGCTTGCCGTCCTTCGTGTCCATGTCTTCGACGCGGGTCAGCGCCGCGGTGGCGAAGTCGCAGAGCATCAAGCCGACGTTGACGTTCTTGACGACCAGTTCGCCCGTCGTCGCGTCGGGACCGATGACGCGTGCGGCGTCCGTGATCGCGATGAACTGGCGTGACGTGAGCGCCTTGAGCCAGAACTTAGTAGGCTTCGCGGACGCCCGCTCGCGCGCGAGGACAAACGGCGTTTCCTCGCGCGGGTCAATCGCGATAGGCATTAGCGGCCCGTCCCGTACTTGATCGCACCGTTCATTGGTTAGCTCCCGGCAATCGCCAACGTCCACTCGTCTTCGCCCGCCGACGGAACGCCCGTCGTATAGACGCGACTCGGTGCCAACGTCAGTTCCGCCGTCTTGATGCCGTTGCGGTCTCCTTCGTTGCACTCGACCAACTGGCACGACGGCGCGGAGAACGTGAACGTCCGCAACGCCAGCGACGGAGCCGACGTAGCCGGTTGCGTGAACGTCCAAGCCAGCGCCGCGAGCGTGCCGAGGTTGTGAATGCCGAAGTAGTCCTTGACCGCGAGCAGGTCGAAGTCCGGCCCGATCGTGATGAGCGGCTCCCGGTTGACGACCGCCGCGTGAAGACCTCCGCCGCTCGACGAGATGTCCTCGCGCATGACGAGCGTATTCCCGGCGTCGAGCGTGAACGACGGCAGCGTGATCGCCGTCCCGCCGTAGGTGCAAGAGACGCCTTGGAACGGCGCGGCGATAGCCTCGTCGTACGTCGGAGCGTTGAGGATGTCCTCGGTCGGCTTCAGCGCGAACGTGTATTGCGGAGTGCCGTCCGCGTCGGCCGTCTCATGTACGCCGAAGAAATCGAACTCGATCTGCGCCCGCTCGCCGACTTGGCCGACGAGTTTCCACGTCCCCATCGCGCCGCGGATGCCGACGCGGACGGTGTTCGTACTCGACCCGCCCGTCGAGCCGAGGAACGCGTACATCGTGAGCGTCGTGTGCGCGGTTTGATCCGACGTCTGACGCCAGATGCCGTTATTCGCCGACGTCTCCGCGAGCCCGCACGAAGTCCACAGAACCGACCACGCGTCATAGGTCGCGGTCACGTTCTTCTTGTACAAGTCCATGCGGAACGAGATCCGCCCGAACGTCATCCCCGGCGTCGCCTGATACCGCGTCAGCGACTTCGACGCGCGGTCGGCCGGATGCTTGGAAATATCCGGCGTCCACTTGATGTCGTAGACCTTGAACTTTGACGCCGTCCCGTCGACCAACGTAGCGGAGACAACCTTCGTCCCCTTCGTCACCGACTCGACCGCCGCCGCGATCTCGCCGAGCCTTGAATAGATGATGTCCGGCATGTCTTAGACCCTCGTCGCGGGATCGTTCCGCGCAATCCGGTATGTCACGTCAACAACGAACAAGACCGCTATCACGCGATCCCCGTCGCTCTTGTCGGTTTCGATTCGCTCGTTGCTCTTGATGTCCATCTCGCCGCCCTCGCCGCCGAGCGTCCAGTCGCGGAGCGCGTATTCCACGTCCGCCACCATCCGCGCGCACCACGCGTCCTCCGAGTACGTCGTCGGGTATTGGTCCCGGTACTCAATGCCAAGGGTGAGCGTCTTGTGGTACTCGGCGAAAGGTCGCGTCTTCGACCGCTCGTAAACCTCTCCCGCCCCGGCGACCATGCACCACGGGTAAGCCTCCGCGTTGTACTCGTCTTGCGCCGTGCGGTAGACCTTCGGGACCGTCGCCGAGTTGAACGCCGCCGACGTGCCGATCGCAAGCAACGACCGCTCTACCTCGGCGATGATCCGGTCGCGTATGGGTTGAGACGGCACGTCTTGAGCGTCGGCGGGTTAACCCCCGGCGTCAATAAAAGCGGCGCACGATCCGGGTTAGGGGTCGCGCGCCGTTCCGCCGGGTCACTCACTCCAACGAGGCTTGCACCTCAGGATCGCTAAGCGTTGCCGACATCGACGACTTTCTCGGGCTCCATGCCGACGGGCGTCGAATCCGGGCGACTAAGCGGCGGCCAAAGGCCGCGCCGTCTACGCAACCCCAAGGAATCGAACCTTGTCACGGGGATTTGGAGTTCCCGTTCGCGCCACGCGATGAGCCGCTTGGTCGCCCCTTCGCGCAACGGTCGCGCTCGGGGCGGTACGCGCTCAGGTTACGCGATCACCGACTCGACCGCCAGTGAGGCCCGGTACCCGCGCCGCGAGAACTGATCACCTGAATACGACCCCGGCACGATCGCCCACGTCCCCGATCCGAGCCACGCCGGAGCCGTGAACGTCGAAGCGCCCCCCGCTTGCGCGCGAGGAACGCCCTTATCTCGTACCAGTCCTCCGGCGACACGTTCGGCCACGTCACCGAGACCGTCTCGCGCTCGTTCTCCGACGCCGCCCGAGCCCGCGGCGACAGCGTGTCGGGGAACTCAATCGACCACGCGTCGCGCACCTGCGTCCGCTCGACGACGAACCCCGGAGCCGGCAGCGTTACCGCCGGGACCGACGCCGTCGTGACGGACCCCGACGTAGACGACGCCGGGCCGCCCGCCCGGTCCGTTTGCCATCCGAGGTCGCCGAAGCCGAGGCGGTAGCCGGAGTCGACGCCCGCGCCGACCGCGATGAACGTGACCGTCGCCGTCGCCGTGTTGAGCCCCGTCCGGCCCTTGATCCATACCGTCGCGCCGCCCGTGTGCCGCATGTAGAAGTCGAGCCCGTCCGCGCGCGACCGACCCGCCGCGACGAGGGCGGCATGGTCGAACGACACGGCGCCCCAGTCGGGAATAAACCCCGCCGCGCCGTTGATCGTCACCGTGATCTCAGCCACCTTCGACGACTCGCTTTAGCTCGGCCTTCACGCCGCGGATCACGTCCACGCGGCCCTTCTTCCAATGCTTGAAGAACTCCAGCCGCGCCGGGATGCGGACCTGCCGGACCTTCTTCCATCCGTAGTCGCCGCCCCGCGGGCCGAGCAACCGGAAGACGAGCCACGGGCGCCCCTTGATGATCTTCCCCGTCTCATGGACGGAGGCCTTCATCGCCTCTTTGCCGCGGGTCGGCCAACCGATGACGAGCCGCATCCGGTCGAGCCGGTCGCCGGTGACGCGGTAGATGAACGCCCGCCGCAAGTCGCCCGTGCGCGCGTGAAGGCCGACCGTCCCTTTGCGGCCGGATAGCCGCGCCGACTTGAAGGCTTTGTGGAACGCCTTGCCCTCGCGTTCCAGCGCATCGCGCGCGGCCGGGAACATGCCGACGACGCGCTTTTTCACCTGCGCCGCGAAGGCGTTGACGTTGACCTCGAAACTAAGAGGCACTTAGCCTCCGGTGCGGCGCAAGCAAAGCCAACGCCTCGTCGATCCAGAACCCAGCGACCGCCGACGCGCGCGGCGTGACGTCCTTACCGATCGTCCCGAGGTCGAGCTTGCGGAGGTAGTCGTGCGCGACTTGGATCTCTACCGCCATAGCCACGTCGGGGTAACTCGTAATCATCGTCGCCGCCGACGCCGCCATGCCGCCCGTGTAAACGAGCTTCAGAGACCCGATCTCGCGGTCGTTCGGATCGCCGCCGATGAGCGGCGACCGCATCCGAAAGACCATCCCGTTCCCGTAGGTCGGGTTGTAGTAGTCGTCCGAGTCGACGAGCGCCTCCGTGGCGAACGCTTGGTCGTCGTCGTGATGCGCCGTCGTGAACGTCGTACACGGGAACCCGCGCAACGACCACACGACCTGCCCCGGCTCGACGTCGTGATACTCGGTCTGCGTCCCGATGAGCGCGACGCGGTCAAGGTACGCCTCCGCCGCCGCGCTCGTCGAGGTGATCATCTGCCCGAGAAGGACGTCCTCCTCGGTTCCGAGCGACGTGTTACCCGCCTTGATCCGCCGCGCGACACGGGCGGTCGTCGTGAAGTCCATCGGTTAGGCCGTCAGGACTTCGTACAGGACATACCCGTCGAGAACCGCCGCCGTCCCGCCGCCGAGTATCTTCAACTCGCGACCGGCGGGAAGTAGAACCATCGCCCCCGGAATCGAATCGAAGATCGCCGTAGGCGGCTCGCCGACGCCCGCGGAGCCGATATCGCCGACGACGTGCGGGAAGTACAGCACGTCGGAGGAGTCTCCGATGCCGACGCGCACTTCGACAGTGTTCGCGCTGACGACGAGGTGCCATCCCTTGATGAGCAGCCTTTCGGTGCTGGCAATCGCCAACGTCGCGACCGTCGTGATGTCCGCAGTGAACGCTTCGGCGGCGAACGTGAAGACGCTTCCGCGTTGATTCGCGATCTTCGTTTGAGCCACGATTGCCCCTTGATGAAACGGGCGGGAGCCGAAGCCCCCGCCCTAACAGGATCAGGCCGTGACGACTTGCGTGAGCGAATCGAACGCCGTCGAGGCGACCGACACCGCCGGATTGGTCGCGATCATGAACCCGCCCGCGAGCGACGCCTCTCCGGTAGCGACCGGGTTGACCGTGCCGCTGACCGTGTAGACCGCGCGGACGTACCGCTTGCGGCCCTTCATGTTCACGATGATCGCGTGCTGCTTCGCGTTCTGCCCGCCCGTGTCGAGCGTCAGCGCCGCCGTGGTCGCGCCCGTGATCGCCGCATAGGACGAGTCGTCGGACGATTCGGTGATCGAGATCGTGACCGTGCCGGACGTGCCGGTAGTCGTCGTCCCGAACTTGTAGAACAGCGACAACGTCTCGCATCCGAGACAGTCGAGCGTCCGCGACGTCTTCGTCGCGGGGATCGACCCGCCGAAGATGTTCGTCATCGGACTGTTGAAAATG